ACTGCGAAGTTACATTTGCTGCATTTTTAAAATATCCAGTACTTAAATTTGTAGCTTTAGTTGACTGTGTCCACGTGACCCCTAAGTCAATTGTAGAAATTTTAGGAAAGTTATTATAATAATAATTTCTTAATTTTTTGTTATTTAATATAGGCTGTATTGTATTAACTATTGCGCCTTCAATATCTGTTTTAGTAACAAAACTAAATGTTGTTTTAGGTTCTAAATTCTCTTTGTACACAATCCCGTCAGTTCCGTATAAACTAGTTTTACTATACTTTCCTGTAGCATCTATTAAATCAAAATATCTAGAAATACCACTTGACGTCCTGTTAATAGATTTAACCTTAACAATTTCTTGACTAACTCCTAACGGCGATATTTGATAGTCTTCAGCAGTTACCATTCTATTCTGAGTATAGTACGTTGACGGAGCATTTTGTTTAATACTTGCGTTTGTTTCACTTGTTGTCGAATTGTCAACTGTGTATTTTAATTCGTATGTAATAGTTAACGTTTCAACTTTGTTTAATGAAGATAGATAAGGAATTGTTACAGTTATTCCTCTCATATCGTCAGGAGTAATAATAACTCTTTCATTTTTACTTACTCGATAAAATACACGGAAACTACCTTTTGGTAAGTTTCCAAACACTCCATCGGAAAACATCAAACTAATTCTATCATCAACTCTAGTCAATACAGAGTAAACATTTCTTATATTTTTACTTAAACTGTTGTAAACTACATTATTACCTTCAACAGCTTCTACTTTAGACCAAAGCTCATTTTCGTTTCCAAACGAATCTAATTTATATAACCATACATCACTATTATTAACATTAGTAGCATCAATAGCAACAACTTGGTTAGTACTAGGAGTGTTTATACTAAACACACCTTCGTCAATTGATCCTTCTCTAAAGTGACTGAAAAATCCTGTATTACTGCTTGCATTTCCTCTACCATCATCTCTAAACAAGAATGCAAAATTGTTTCCAGGAAACGGAGCTTCTTCTTCAATTATCTTGTTTGAAACGTCAGTTGAAACAACTTCAAATCTTACTGATCTGCCATCTATATTTTTAGAAAAACTATATACCGGAACTTCAGCATTAGTACTAAGCATGCGATATTGTTCTGTTGGAATACCGTCAGATATATCTTTTTTAATAGGACGACCATATTTTGCATTAGCTGGTAATGTTGAATTTACTACTTTAATAAATTGTTCATACCAATTAGGATTTGTTGGATCGTTCCATACAACAGTCTGTCCTGATAAATTAGTATTATTAGAATCTAAAACTTCTTCAGAAGTACTAACGCTTTCAACTTTTAATAATCCGCTTGCTGGCTGATTACGTTTAGGATTGTAAGAAAGTAGTCTAGCTAATCGTAATACAGACTCTCTGCGTTCTGCTAATTCTAAATAATTTTCTCTTGCATTTAAATCAATACGGAATGATATATTTTGACCCATATATGCAATTAAGTCAATGATAGCTAAGTATTCACTTGATTCAATATAATCGTTAAAATCTTCAGGATAATTTTCCCGAAGATAATTAATCATTGTACGGCGAAGATTGTCAAAGTCATAGCTCTGAAAATCTGCATTACGAAATGACTGATAAACCCGTTTCCAGTCCTCTGCTAACAATAACCTATTTTGTCTATCTGTTGTTGACATTCTTCATTCCTTAGTTATAACTATTTATGGCATATTGTTAAGTGCGTATATAATTCTACGTCTTTAAAAAGCCGGCATCTTCATCGAATCTCATACGCAACGTTTCTGAAATATTAAACGGAAGATATGTTATAGTGCATTCTACTTGTATTCCTTTTTCGTACTGATCAATTAGTATACTATCAACATTAGTTCGCGGATCGTTATTAATAATTTGAGTAACATTATTTGAAATTGCATCTCTCATTGAATCTGTTAGTGGTTCAAAAATTGCGTCCCATATAATTGTGCCAAATTCAGGATTACTTAATTTTTCGCCTTGACGAATATGAAAATGATTAATTAAATCTTGCTTAATTAATGCAATATCAAATAATCTATAGGAATTATTGTCAGGATTAACTGTACTAAGTCCGCGGTAAGTTGTTTTAGTATTAACTGTTTCTGTTCTTTTATTACCAGGAACTATGATCTCTGAATATATTTTTTTCTCTAGTGTGCTCATAACGTATTTACCCTATTTTTAATCACCTGCAATTACGTCCAGGCTGCCAGAACTTGATGCATTAGGAACCCAACTAGCGTGTCCGCCGGTTGCATCGCCCTTTCTATGAATTGCTATATTGTTTACAAATACAGTTCCGCTACCTGCTGTTGCAGGGTCGCCACAGTAAGTAGTATCACCAATACGAACAACTTTTGCGTTGTTGGCATATACATTAGGAGATCCTACAGCATACGCCGTTTGATGAAACGGACTCGGTGAAGGACTTGCATGCCCAATATGTAGATCTAAGTCTACTCTAGTTACTTCTGGCATTATCCTGCTCCTGTTCCATCAGCTTATGTAAAATCCAGTATTTTACAATCTTTCTTCATAGTATCGTCTGCAGCATTTTTATCTTCTATTGCTTTAGCTGTTTCTGCCACTGTTGTTGATGTTGTACCTGTTGGTTGTACTATATTTAAAGTCTTGTTATCGCCACCTTTTGCAACATCAGTACTACTGTTACTTCCTATATTGTCTGTCTTTCCGGGGGTATGTTGTAACGGATCATAATTTTCATGCCCTGCCCACGGTTCAGCTTGTGGAGATCTAAATGGTAAGTTTGCTGTTTCGGCTGTTGCGGCTGTTGCAGCAGCTGGACCGTTCATATCAATTTTATCTGCTGTTTCAAGATGGTGCTTACTTTTAAGATTAAGTGATTTTGCTACTGTGATCTTTCCATCTTGCCCCGCATTAATTTGCCAATCAAGTTCACAAGTTTGTCTAATATCATTACCTGCTTTTAAATCAAAATCTTTTCCAGCATTTTGTCTAATATCAATACCAGCTGTAAAGTTTATGTCCCTAGCAGCAGTAAAATTTATGTCTCTGTCAGCAGTTACATTATAATCATTTTCCGTATGCACACTTACACTATCCTTTGCATAAATGTCAATTTTTCCGTTAGATGTTAATTCAATCCAAGTTGTTCCTTTTGCATTTCCTATATAAATTAAATCTTCTGAATTGTGTAATAATATTTGATGTCCGGTTCTTGTGCGTAAACGAATTAATTCGTTTTGTGGTATAGTAGGGTCGCCGCCCTTTTCTTGTTTTTCTACAGCAGCATAGTCTGACTTTGAAGAAGAAGCTGATCCTTTACGTAAAAACGAAGCATCACCGTCATCCATAACAAACGAAGATCCGCCTAGTCTACTAGAAGCTACTTGTGTTTGACTGCCTATGTTACCGTAATTAAATTTTGGTGCGCCTTTTCGACGATCATACGGTCCTGGAGTGTTCCAACCAAATACCATGCTAGGCACTTCTCTTCTTGCACTAGATGACGAAACTCCTCTAAAGTTATCTCCAATTAGTCCTGAATTAGTTAATATCGAATGTAAGTCAGTATTAACTGGTTTAATAAACTGTGTAGGATCGCCGCCCTTATGTTTTGGTGATTTTTTATTGTATTCACCTACTGGTAGATTCTTTGTTTTATCTTTATCATTATATGTAGTTGCGGCGTTGCCCGGAATCATAAAATTCATATATTCATCAGGTACAACTCCTAGCCAGAACCCCTGGGAACGATTGCCTTCAATAAACATTACTAATACTATATTTCCAATGTCTGGAGGAACTGCCCACATTCCGTAACTTTTTTGTGTGTGATCGTATCCTTCATTATCACTAGTCCCACCGTACGGAGTTACTCCGTAAAATCCTGGTAAATATTTTACCTGAGCAGTTTGGCCAGTTGTTAATGTATTATTGCCTTCTTCAACTATTTTTAAAAGTTCAACTTCTAATCCACCCATATACTTTGTGTCAATATGGCTAACTATCTTTGCTAGGTACGGGCCAGGTCCGTTAAATTGTTCTCTATTTGTTCTTGTTTCAGTTGCCATTATTCGATCCTTAAGCCGTTTGTGGTATTATCAATTTTATTTTCTGTTCTACCATTGGCAATTAATGCGTTACCTGACTTTGATGCAGCTTTTTTAATGTCAGCTTCTTGATTTCTTCGTCTAATTAATGTAAGTGTTTGCTCAAACTTTCCACTAGAAAAACTACTTTCAACTTGAACACACTGGTAAAGGCCACTAAAGGCTCTAGTGGGCGCACTAACTCCTCCAAAATCCATCCATCCGCTATCATCAATATCAAACGGTGTTCTAAAGTTTAATAATACATCAACTTCTGAACTTTGATAATCTACACTACCGTCCTGAGTCATATTAATAAACGCAGTTGGTTTAGCTGTATAATTTCCAGTACCACTATCAGTTATCCAAAACGGATCTCCCCAAATTTTTAATTCGACCTCTACTAAGTCTGCCTGACTATCTAATAACGCTTCATTAAACGCACGGGCAACTTGTGTTTCGCTCCATTCTTGGCCGCCGCCGACTTGAGAAGCTGATTTTTGAGCAATTTCGTTAGCCGGTACCGTTCCCGAACTTGTATATGTATCTTGGTCGCCTTCACTAAGAACATTGGCTGTTTCTGAGTCTGATGCTACCTTAGAGTTTTGTGTAGAAGTTTTGCTGTCTTTTGATGCTTGGCCGCGCTGTGCTCCAATACCTACAAAAAATGCAGCATCAAATTGTATGTCAAAATCTATTATATCTTTATTTTTTCCTGTATAGATATAATTATATTCCTTTGCGGCTTGTGACCGTAAACTAGTTATGCCAGGTGTTGGTTTACTAGGAGAAGCAAATCGAGAAGCATTTACTTTAAACGGAACTACTCGAAAAACGTAAACTTTTGGATTTTGTCCTGTAGCATTAACTGTTTTTGCATCTGTTTGTTCAAACACTTGTGTTTCAATTTTAAACCAATCTACCATATTATTAGCGTCAGGAGAGTCAAGCCTCTCAGTTATTTTTCTACCCCAATCACTAGCTAATAATACTTGTTCAATTATATCTTGTATCTTTGTACCTGCTTTAAATTGGTAGGATCTAGCAGTAGAAGGTATTTGTACTTTAGATCTACAAACTATACCGTTTTTTAATTCACAAAGATTAGGCTCTGCTTGCGGCACCTCTCCTGAATCATTTGCAGATTTAACCATCTTCGATTGCCCTAAGGTATTAATGTTTTCTATATTCTCAGCATATGTCCTAATTGCTTCGCCAACTTCTCCTCGTTGTATTACAATTCCTAATACGTTACTTAGATTTTCGTCAAAGTTTTCTGGAACATTGCCTGCTTGTATCCCGGCAATACTTTCAAAAATTTGTTGTTTTCTTTCTTGGCTAACTTCTTTTAGTTCTCCTTCAGAAGTTTTTCCTGTAGTAGTTGCGCCTGTAGCAGCATCACTTGGTTTTCCTAATATTGATTCTTCGGCACTACTCCGTTTATTAGGAAACATTATTACGTATTGATCTGCTTTATTAACTTGCTTTGCTTGTTGGGCTTTGACCAGTCTTGTATTTAATACACTTGCTAAACTCTTAGCACCAGATTGTAAAACTTCTTGCACATTGTTACCAGATAAATTTAAATCAGTTTTAGCTGCTTGTATTTGATCGCCAAATGCTTGATCATTATATTTTATAAAATCAACTTCATATGTACTTCCTTGCTCAGTTACATTGAACGCACTTTCGACAATCTTAATTGCTAGTTGTCTTGTTGAACCTGTTGCCGTACTTACATTTCCGTTATCGTCCCAACCTTTAAATTCTAAGGTTAACAAAAATGGAGATTGTATATAATTCTTGTGGCCGCTTTTTAATGCAGCAACTTGTAATGTTTCAAGAAACATTCCCATACTATAAGGTTCAAATATCTTAAATGAGCCGCCAACAGCATCAGCGTGTTTAGTTCCCCGACTATGTGTAATAACTGAAGTTATTTCAACGTCATCAATATAAAACTCAACAGCACCTTTTCCTCGTTCTGTTGCTGTTTGTGTTTTTATTGGTCCAGATCCACCGCTTCGGCAAATAATATTTTTTGGGCTACGTAATTTATAAGTAGAATCAGGTCTGTTTAACTCGTCAACTGATAAACATGACAATGTAAATACATAATTAACAGTAGCAAATTTTTCTAAGGGGTTTGCAAACGGAGGTGTTCCATAAGCAGAAGTTGCTTGTTGGAACAACGCTTTCATTAGCCCTGTATCAAGTCCGTTAAGTTGAGTTGATAGCAAACTCGACGCTACTTGTGATATGTTATTCCCTAAACCATTATTAAGAGTTGCAATTGCTCCTTTAATTTCCTTTGCCGAACCTTCGACGGCACTTTTTAATCCATTTACATCAATATTGACAGAATTTGGAATATTAAAAGGTAGCATAAATTATCCTCCTAGTGTTTCAGTTAATCTTGAACCTTGTGGCAAATAAATTTGTGTCCCAACTTTCATATCATAAACAGGATCTTTAAGAGTATCCATATTTCGTTGGGCAAACACCCACCATAATTTTGTTGAGCCGTATAGATCATATGCTAACAAGTCTGGCCTATGCCGATATTGAGATTCAATAGTATACACTATATCATCATCATACGCAGGAACTGGTCTAATTTTTAAAAATCCTAGATATTGTCCATTAACTATTTCCGTGTTAGCGTAAGGACTTTCGTTACTGTATATAGCCATTAAATAAATCCATCCCCGTCGTAAAGACTGCTACCGTTAACAAAATTATCTAAACTAAATCTTGCTACTTTTCGTCTACTGTAAATTGGTTGACATGTTACTGAAATTATACTTGAAATTGGTACCCACGATCCTTGCTTTCCAATCGGTACTTTCATGTAATCAACATCAGGTTCTAACGTAACTGTAAAGTTTGTAACTACAACAGGCACATCTGGTAAAACGTAATCTCCGTATCCTGTTAATTTTACTAAAGGAGGAGGTGACCCTTGATTACTTGTAACTCCATAGGCCATTTTTGTTATAGATCTTAAATAATGCACAACTGCAATCCAATATTCTCCTTCTAACGCATTTTCAATTAAAAAGTGTCCTGATATAACCATTGCTTTCGGATCTGAGTTCTGATAAGCAAAATAAGGATAATTACTATGTACAGGGGTAACTTGTTGATATGATGCATCATGTTGCATTGCCAAACTAGGAGTATATGGGAATACCATTCCGCCAGTTTCAGCTAACGGAGCTAATAAAGGACTACTTGCCATCGTAGACGGAACACTTAATTTTACACGCCAATCGTATTCAGTTGATGTTCCCCAGTTGCCAGCCATTGGAATTTTAGCTGCGGGGTTTGCGCCGGGCAATAAGTTCATTGTTCGTAGAGCTTTTCCAAACCCTGTGTCAGATAAGAAATCCGAAACACGTTGCTTGACGCCAGTAAAGGCACCAAATCCATTTG